TCCGGGTCCCGGCTGATGATGTCGGGCAGGGACAACCCGGGCCGCTCGACCCGCCGCCCGCCCGGGTCAAAATCGGAGGGCTGGACGGCGGTGGACGACGGGGGCTGCAGGTACTCCGGAATCGTCCCTACTTCCTCCCGACGAGGGATCTCCGCCGTCGCGGCGATGTCTCCGCTAAAATCACGGAACGCGTTGCTGTACGGGCCCTCCTGGGGCGGCCCGATCCGGTCGGCGCGGTCCGGGTGATACGGGATGTCCATGGCCCCGGGCGCCATCTCAAACAGGCGCGGCTGGGGCTGCTCTTCAAACTGCTTCATGAAGTCGAAGCTGGGCTCCTGCAGGACCGGCCCCGGCTGGGCCTGGTCGGTCAGCTCCTGGGAAGGCATGGTCTGGCTGGCGAAGCGGCCCAGCGCCCCCGCTCGGTTGTGGGAAGCCTCCTGGATCGCCGACGTGTCGCCCAGCCCCGCCTGGGCCCCCCATCGGGCCAAAATCTCGTCCTCGGGCATTCCGGCGTCGCTGGCCAGCTTCATGGCGATCCGGGCCTGGTTCTGGGCCTCCAGGTCCTTCTTGCTGGGACCGGTCCACCCGAAGGCGGTTCCGGCCCCCGAGGGGTTCAGAGGGATGTCGAACGGGTTGGCCATCCTACGCTCCCTTCATGCCGCCCATGATGCTGCCAAAGGCGCTGGCTTCCGTAGAGAGCGTCTTGCGGTTCTCGTCCAGCGGCGACGGCCCCACGATGGAGCCCAGCATCTCCGGCTTCGCCATCCGCATGTACTCCAGCCACATGCCGATCTTGCCCTGGTCCATGCCCGCCGCCCGCAGCTGGGCCTCCATCTGCGCGGTGTTCCCGGCCTGCTCGGCGGCGCGGAGCTGCTCGCCCGCCCCGAACACCTGGCCCGCCAGGCTCGGCGCGAGCTGTGCGCCAAACTGGGAGGCCCCCTGCTGAAGGCCGCGCTCCGCCCCGTATTGATTCCACCCGGCCTGGGCGATATCGTGGGCGGCCTCGGTCCCGATCCGCCCCGCCTGGCGGCCCAGCTGAGCCTCGCGGGCCGACGAATCATAGTTACCTCGGGCCGCCGCCCGGGCGTTGGTATCGTTCATCGCGTCCTGGAACAGCATCTTGGCGATGTCCTGGCGCGACGTCGACAGCGCCGAAAACTCGGGCCGCGAGGCGACGTCCAGGTACTTCCCCTCGGCGGTGTCCTGGAGGGTCCGGACTCCCGCCCCGTACAGCGGCTCCGCCTGGCCCTGGTACTTCTCCAGCGCGGCCAGCGACCGCTGCTGCTCGGGACGCGGGCCCACGTACGGGTTCCCGGTGCCCGCCGTCGTGGGCGACCCGATGTTACCAGTCAGGAGGTCCTCGGTGTACTGCTGCTGATAAGGCATGGACTGGTACGGGTTAACCATCTGGAACTCGCGCTGAGTCTGCTTCGGCTTCGTCGAAGCAAACGGCCCCAGAAAGTGCTGGCCGATATCGGAACCAGAGCCGCTACCCATGGTGTTCTCCCATCTCGACCTCGTAGATCGCGGCGGCGGGGTGCGCCCCGATCCGCGCCCAGGCACGCGGCCGATCCCGCCGCGTCTCAAAATAGCAATGCGCCGCGCCGTTCATCTTCGACCACTCCACCATCCGCCGAACCAGCACCGGGAAGACCGCGCCCACCCGCTTGCGCGGATACAGGTACACCGCCGGGGCCGAAGCGATGGGCGGCCCGCCAAAGGGGCTGGACAGCACGACCCACGCGAAGCCGATCAACCGGTACTCGGCGTCCAAGACCAGCCAGACGGCTTGGTTGGGCTCGTAGACCGCGATAGCCAGCCGGGTCAGCACGCCCTCGGGCGTTCCGGGCAGCCGCGAGCGGGCCAAGAAGTCCTTGGCGGCGACCAACAAGATCTTCTGGTACTCCTCCAACCAGAACCCGTCGCCCTCCCCCAGGCGGATGACCCGGACCCCGGAGGGGAGGATCTCCAGCTGCGCTTCCGGCTTGGATTCCAGAGTCATCATCGGGCGTACCCGCCCGGGATGTTGGCCGCCCCGTACGCGGCGACCTCCCAGTCATCTCCCAATGCGTTCGACTCCATCCGCACCTGCCAGATCCGCCCATACTCCCGCACGTCGACCCAGGGGCGGTAGCGGGCCGGGTCCAGCGGGAGCTCGCGCGGCGGCTTCCACGGCGGCATCGGGGTTCGGGGATCCATGGCCGCCCGCACCGTGATGCGGAGCGTCCCCGTGCCGGTTGCGTAAACCGGGACCACCAGAATCTTTGTTGGGATGAGCCCGTCGTTGAAGTGCCGGGACTCCACCCACGGATAGATGGGGACCCCGTCCGCGTCGTGCCCGCCGTAGACCTGGATCAGCCCGCTGGCCTGGCCAAACGCGCCCCGCACCGGGCGAAGGTTCTCTTCGTTGGTCGCTTGCCCGGCATCGGGGCCCGGGGGCGGCAGCTCCGTGAAGCACATGCCGGGGTCATGGTCGGTGAGCGACCAGGTCTGGTCCCGATAGTTGTAAACCGCGGTGAGGTTGGGCTGGGTCGAGCCCCGCGCCGGGATCTTCCAGCAGACCTCGTCGTGCTCCAGGCGGCGGTACGCGTAGATCAGGTGGGCTCGCGGCCAGTCGATGGCGTCGGAGATCTCGGGCCAGATCGCGTCCCCGATGGGCTCCGAGAAGGACCCCAGCCGGTAGAAGTTGGTCCGCCCGCAGTAATACTGGTACGAGCCGATCGAGATCGGCGACCGGGCTGACACCGAGCCGTCGTCCGCCGGGATGCCCTCCACGATATAGATTTCTGGCGGCCCCACCGAGATGAACCGGTAGAGGCGGTTGGGCTTGTGGATGATCGCATGATCGCCCAGCACCTTGACCGCCGTCAGCCCGGTCGAGTCCTCCAAGAAAAACTGGTCCCCCGCGATGTCCCCGGTCCAGTCCAGCGGGTCGTCCGGCATGGAGTACGACAGCCGCCAGGGCTGGTTCGGGAACCGCCCGACCAGGACCCGCGACTTGTGGATCTCCACCAGCGCTCCGGGGCCCTGCGCGGTATCGATGGTGATCACGAACGCGTCGTCGGCCCCGTTCCAGCCGTAGACCTCGATGCCGTCCGACCAGATCAGCATCTCCTTGTGCTGGTCGAGCGTGACCACGTCGTTCAGAGTCCGCGTGGGGAACGTAGCGATCCGCACGAGGGTGTCCCCGCTGCCCACCCACGCTCCGGTGAGCCCAATGCGGACGAGCTGCGGATTCTCGCCAGAAGGCGGCACGTACCACCAAATAGCGCGGAGGGGCTCGGTCGGGCCGCCCGGGTCCTCGATGCGCGAATACCCGTCCGTCTTTCGCACCCGCGTGCCGCCGGTCGGAAAGCGGACGTTCCGTCCGTTCGCCCAGGAGCGGTCCGGCACGTGGCGCGGGTCCGCGTTGCGGATGATCCCGCCGCCGGGGGCCTCGATGAAGTGGGGATCCAGTGCGGTCGGCATCAGATGATTTGGATCATGAGGTCGGAGGCCCGGTCCACGAAGATGCGGGTGCAGTTTTGGTTCTGGTCAAAGGTGGCCACCCACACCCGCTTGTCGAAATAGCAGACCGCCGTGAGCTGGTTGGTGTCATTGTTCGTATCGATGATCTCGTCCCCCGGGAGCAGGACTTCCTCCCAGTTGAGGCCATCGAAGGAGCGCCAGACCTCGAACGGCTCCTGCCCGGTCGCCCAGATCTCGGGCGGACCGTCGAGCCGTGGAATCCGCTGCACGTGGTCGACCATCGTAGAGCGGTTGAAGGTGTGGACGTCCTCCCAGCCGGATCCGTTGAACCGGCGGACCCAGTTCCCGCGAACGTCCAGGTCGCCGCAGCAGTACATCATGCCCTGGAACGCCTGTGCGCACGCCACGTCCTCGGAAGGGTCAGCAATCGCCTCTCCACCCCGGTACGTGATCGCGGTCTCCGGGTCGGAGTCCGTGAGCCGGTGCCAAAACTCCCACAGGATGCCCTCTTCGTCGTACTCGGCCTCCCAGAGGATGCCGGGGTCGATCTCTTTCTGCAGCCCGAAGCCGCCGTGGCTCCCGCTAAACATCCGGCCGTGACCGGCGCCCAGCGTCAGGTTCCAGTCAGCAGCGCCGCCGATGACGACGTTGCCCTCCCACACCGTCAGGCCCCGCCCGCCCACAAAGTCCGGCCCCTCCACGGGCTCGAAGCCCCAGCCCGGATTCTCAATCTCCCGGGAAATGATGAAGGGCCCGCCGGTCTCGAAGAACGCATAGATATGGCTGTCGTCGTTGCGGATCTTCGACATTGTCTCCGCGCCAGACGGGATCTCCTCGTCCTTCCAGGCGTTGTCGGAGTCGCCCTGGCGAAGGCGGAAGATCTTGGAGGAGCCACCCTTGCGCGACCCGGTGGACAGGTAGCACGCGCCCAGCTCCTCGCCGGTCGGGCCGCCCCACAGGTCGAGCGGATTCCCGTCGTCGGACGTGAGCTGCGCGACCTCGCGGAGCCGTATCTGCGGCATCAGACGCACCGTGCCTGGACGACGACGTCCTCGGCGTTACCAGGGTTCTTGGTAAAGGCCTCGATCTTGTCATTAACCGCCAGCTCCCGTATGAACGGGACCGCCACGAACGGCGCCCCGGAGGGTAGTTGGAGCGTCACCGCCGCAGCCCCGTTCACACGGAATTCTATCGACACTAAACCCGAGGTGGATGGTACTTCCGCCGCCACCGTCAGCTCCACCACCTTTTCTTTGCGGACCACGCGGAGCGGGAGCGCGATCCGCTCCTCGTCGGTGAGGGTGCCGCGCTGACCCCAAGTAT